TGCTTCTACAATTCTGAAATTCTGTATATTGGAAGCTGCAGATCGTTGCCCTGTTCGTTGGTTAACATCTCTAATCCTAGTTTCATCTACTAGTATGGACGCGTCTCCGTAAACAAGACCCTTAATTGGCCCTTCTGCTATAGCATCTATAAAGGCTGCGTGTTGCCGAGCAAACATATTATCATCTGCTTCAAACGGTTCACGGCCTCCTCCTTTACCTCCAGAGCCTATAACTTTTATTAAATTTTTATCTTTATTAGCCATTAGAATCTATCTCGGTGGTATCCATACCCGCCATATCCGCCTCGACCACCACTTCCATAACTATACCTTCCTGTAGTAGAGTTCAATCCGTGTTTATCTCCATCATTTCTAAATCCACCTATACCTACTAGTTTCCTAGTTTTTGAAACTTGAGATTCATTATTAGAACTAGTAGTAAATAAACTTCCCATAACAGTTTTAGATCCTGTTACCATTCTTCCGTAAACTAAAGGGATAGCTTCTCCTTGTTTAACTGTGTTAATCGGACCCGAAAATAAATAGTTTTCTGCTTGTTTAGCACTATTTCCGTCAGGAGTATCTGGAGCTAGCATCATAGAGGCTCCTCCAAGTAACAAGCCCATTCCTAAATACGAAGCTCCTTGCATAGCCAGCACTCCTCCCATTGTAGCTGTTGTTGTTCCAGCAGCTAGTGAGCCCAGAGTAATAGTTTCTCCGACAGCTACTCCATAAAGAGCAGCATTCGCTGAGGTTGCAACAGTACCTATGGCACCTGCCGCTGATGCTGTAGCACCACCGAACATCCCACCTGCAGAGCCTATTCCTATTCCCGCTAGTCCCCCTGTCATAGCTATTAGAGCTACTCCAAGTACCATCATTATTCCTGCATTTTTACTACCAGCAATTACTGGAGCAAAAGTATATGATTGACTCATACTAGGATTTGTTAACATGCATTCTTCTGCACTGACGGGTTCATTTCCAACTAAGACATCATAGCCTTGTATGTTTTCTCCTTCAATTAAAAATTGCTTAAATCCAGAACGTTGGGCTGCAATAGCCTGCATGGCTTCTGCGGGCGAGTTTACTGCTAGGTTCCACTCTTCCCCAAACTTCTCTCCTAATATTCCTTCTAAATAAACTTTTCTCATTGAAATTTCTTATGTCTTAATACTGCTCTGGATATTTGATTCCATATTCCGTGATAATTGTCTCTGCAAGATAATCTTTGTGGAGCGTGATGTAACATCTTCCCTCTACCTACATATATTCCTGCGTGATTGGTAGTGTCTGCGTTCAGTGCCATTAAAATGACGTCATGAGGCTGTAGAGTACCATCTAGTACTTTAGTAAAGCCTTCACTTGCATATCTTTCTAGATAATAATTTTTTCCTTTTTCCCAAAATTCCCACTCATAATCCCAATCAGGTCGAAAGTGGATATCTTGCTTGGCGAAATAATCTTTTACTATTGTATAACAATCATATACACCAAATACAAAAGGTCTTCCAATTAAATCAAAAGACTCTTTCTGAGGTTCTATCTTTACCCACTCATCATTCCAGCCAAAAATATACCAAGGGAGTCCTAATCTATTACAAGCTGCTCTATCTACTGGACTGGGTATAGGCTCTGCATGAGGGTGACTGTGGATTACTCCTACTACATCTCCTTCATCTGCGACTGCTTTATAATCATATGGATCTATTACAAAGTCCTGTCTAGGATCTTCTGCTTTATTTTTACAGGGAAAGAATTTAATTCTTCCTTTTCTTACTGCTAATAAGCCACAAGCTTCTTTATCTACCTCTTTATAGACGTAAGCTTTTACTTCTTCTAGTACTGGTTCGATCATTATCCGAAACTTGCTCCTGGGAAACCACCAAAAGGTAGTGCCACATTATCTGTTGTTTGATGTTTAACTCTGGCTTCTGCTTGAGCATTTGATGAGGCGCCTCCGCCTGATATAGCAATTGTTGGGTTGTGTGAATAATTAGAACCTCCATTCGTTACTGTAAACTTTGTAATTACTCCTCCACTTATTGTTGCAGTAGCTACTGCTCCGCTTCCTGTTGAGTCATCACCATGATTCGTAAATGTTATTGTGGGTTGACCAGTATAACCTGCTCCTCCTTGTAGTACTCCATCGACCATCTTTACATGAACTACATCTACTTTTCCACTGTTAGCGACATAGGCAAATCGTTTTGAACACGAGCTTAAACGTTTACCGCAAATATCCCCAAATTCCCAGTAAGATATATTAGTAGGTTTTACTAATTCATCAATAGTATCTCCTGACGTGATTGTATGTGCTCTTGAACATTTATATAGAGTATTTCTACAAGCTTGAATATACCCGTCATCATTATGTGTTCCTGTTGCGCTACTATCTGTCTGAACTACAAGAGTTGAACTTGCTCCACTACCACTTTTAGATTCAATATACAAAGGAACATTTTTATGATTCCAACTTGAAGGAGTCGCTCCTTTAATAACTAACCAGTCTCCTACTGCGAATTCATCTGCAGTTGCTTCTGGTACAGTAATAGTTAATTCATCTGTCGCAAATTCATTTAAAAGGCTAATTGGATATAAACTTCCTATAGGTCTTTGGTATTCTACATAGTCTCCTACAGCGTAGGATACATTATTTTTATATAAAGTTGCCTCTCTATTTGTTTGTTCGTCTTGTCTTCCCCAAAAAGTATATTCATAAGTACCTGGACTAGCTGCATCTTTAGCAATTATATTATCATCTTTATCAAAATATAAAGGATCTCCAACACCTTCAACTAATCTACTATCTTCATTCCAATTACAACCGCCTTGTGTTGTATCTTTATACTTCCAAGGACAGCGTGCTGCTATAATACTTCTTCTAGGTAATGAGATTCCTTCTGCGTCAAATGCAGAAACAAGTTCAAATTCGACTAACATAGCTGTTTCAGTAGATTTTCTTTCTATATAAAATACATCTCGGTTAAATTCTACGGGTGGATTATTAGCTCCTGAACTAGCTTCATTGTCTTTTAAGTACTTTGCAAGAGTCTTTCTTCTAATTACTTTCGCTCCTACTAAGTCGTCCCAATCTGCTAAGTATGTTTTAAAATATTGATTTATATTTCCCATTCGAACTGTAGGACGAGGTAAACTACCTGAGCCAGACCCTCTAACTTCCCAACCTTCGCTTTCTATAGGTAAAGCTGTGTAGGTAGCTGCGCTGTATTTACTTGAAGAACTCGATCCAAAGTCTGCTTCATTATCAAGGCTGTACCAAGTAATATCACTAGTGCCATTTCGACCATCATGGAAAAATAATTTATCTATTCCAGTTCCCCCAATATTACTATCGGGTAGTTCTATCTCATAGACAACAACATATGAACTATGTTGTGATTGCCCCTGTACATCTGTAACTAGAGCATTATTAGTACCTAGTATTGGTTGTGCCATTACTCAAAAACCTCTCTAGCTGTACAAGCTAAAGTATAATAAAGAGTGTTCGGCATAGTTCTAGTAAAATCTTCTATTACTACTGTTACTGCTTCTTCTACATTAACTGTGGATCCTGTGCCTGCTATTGCAGTTGTGTCAGGTACAGTTAATCTGCAAGTATCCACACTTGCAAGAACTATAAAGAACCTATTTAAATTATCAATATCTTCTCTAGTTCTATTATTAAATACTAAACTCCATTTTCTAGGGGTATTATTTATGCCATCTCTAACTCTCATTTCATATCCGTCACCAAATTGTGCTTTAAAAACTCTAGGTTTGGGAGCTTCTGCTATACCTTTATCGAACATTACTGCTGCAGAAAAACCATAAATATTACTACCAGGTGTTGCTCCAGTAACTCTCGTTCCGTTTGTATCAGTATTTATTGTATTAGTTGTTAATCCTTGTGCCATTATCCGCCCCTACCTTTTGCTCCTTGTCTATTTAGTAGCCCGCCTGGTCTCATTTCTGTTTGTAAATGTTGTTGAACGAGTCCACCAATTGATTTTCCAAGCTGAGCCATGTCTCCACCACCCGAAGCCGAAGTTTGAGACTGTCCACCTTGCATATTTATAGATACGTTTACTGTGTTTCCGCCACCACCTCGTATATCTACAGGAATACTTCTATCGTTTCCTAATGGGACTATTGCTTCTGTACCATGGAGTTTAGCCATATACCCTGAATTTGGTCCTCGTGCTACTCCACCACCTGAGTACCCAGGGCCTGATCGTATTCCACCATATCTATCTCCTGAACCTCCAAATAAAGATTTAAAGCCTCCAGCACCATCGCCCATTCCTGGGAACATAGCAAGCATCATTTTTACTGCTGCTGCTTTCATAAACATAGCCGCTAAATCAGCAAGTACTGATTTGGCTAAATCTTTCATAGAGTCTTTAAACGATTTAGTTCCATCAATCATAGATTGGAACATACTTTGGAATCCATTTGATAAAGTACTTTGAATACCACTCATCAATTCTGTTTCTGCTGCTAAAGATGTTACTTCCTTAGATGTTTGAGCTATAGTATCTTTTTGAGTATCTGTTAACTTTACTGAATTCTTTTGTGCCTCATTCAGAACTGACCAATAAAGTTGCGAAGCAGGGTTTAAATTAGCTATTGTATTTCTATCAATATCAGCTACTTCCCTTTTAGCTGCAACCATACCCGTTATATACAAACCGCCTTCTTCATTCTGTAAATCTGTCAGCTCCCGAGTGTCATCTTTGTTTTGTTGATTTAGTTTTAAAACATCTTGTAAGTACTTATTATATTGTATTTGTCCTGGAGTTAGGTTTGTTCCTATATGTTGTCCATCGGCTCCTGTTCCCGCTCCTACTAACGTATCTGAATATACTGCGTTCATTACTCTACCTTCATCGTCATATGTAGTTTTTGTATGATCAAGAACTTTTAAAGCATTAGCTTCTTTCATAATTGCTTGTGCTCTTTGCTTATAGGATTCAACACCTTCTTCTGTAGTTTTACCTGTAAGAGCTTTTAGTTGTCCTATTCTTGTTCTTCTGTATATACCTTTAGCAGATGGGCCAGACCCACCTACCTTCATTGTAAGTGCCGCATCTGCCATCTGATTTTTATAGTCTCTAGCAGCTTTAGCAGCAGCTTTTACTGATCTTGTTAACTCTTCTTGGACTTTTAGTACTTGTTTCTGAATATCGAGTTTGTCTTGTTCTAGTATAGTCAAGAGTTTCTGCATTTCTGTTTCTGTTATTGCTAGCTCTAGAGTAGCATCAGCATTTACTAATGATTCCGATTCTATAACTCCTTTCTTCATCAAGTCATCTATAAGTGCTGATAGGTCCTCATTCTTCATATTTTCGAGCTCTTTTTGTGTAAGACCTTGTTCGGTCATTTTCTTTTCATTATTCAGTAGCTGGGTACGAATTTTTTGTTCTGCGTTTAATATAGCTACTCTAGCAGCTTGCTCATTCTTTT